ATTAGCACCAACTGTTACAGCAACAGGCACAGAAATATTAGCGGAGTTTGTGCCAGCCAACAAACAAGGTGGTGGAGGTCAACTGTTTACATTTGAGTTTATTTTAAAACCGCTAACTACTTATTTGTTTCGTCTTACGAATGTCAACTCGCAAGCACACGCAGCACATCTAATGATTGAGTGGTACGAATGACACTTAAAAAACATCAGAACCCAAGCGGTGGGCTAAACGAGGCTGGCCGTAAACACTTTGAGCGTAAAGAGGGTGGGAACTTGCAGTCACCAGTTAAGGCTGGAACCAATCCACGCAGAGTATCTTTTGCTGCTCGCTTTGGTGGTATGGCTGGGCCATTAGTGGATGAGAAAGGCAGACCAACGCGACTAAAGAAAGCGTTGCAAGCGTGGGGATTCGGTAGCAAAGAGGCGGCTCGTAACTTTGCCAATAGACACAAAAAGGATTGATATGGCTGAAATGATGAGATTAAAACCAGAGGACATCCTCAAGCGCCACGACATAGCGTTGCGTAAGAAAGAGGATTTTAGAGACCTATACGATGAGGCATATGAGTTCGCTCTGCCACAACGTAATCTCTATGACGGCTACTACGATGGTAAGGTTGGTGGTGCCAAGAAGATGAACCGAGTATTTGATGCTACCGCGATTAACTCAACACAGCGTTTTGCTAATCGTCTACAGTCAGGAATATTCCCACCACAGCGCAAATGGTGCAGATTAGAAACTGGCCCAGATATTCCAGAAGACCGCAAGGCAGAGGCATCCGCAGCGCTTGATATCTATGCAGACAAGATGTTTGCAACTCTTAAGCAGTCTAACTTTGACATTGCGATGGGCGAGTTTTTGCTTGACCTAGCAGTTGGTACGGCTGTAATGATGGTTCAGCCTGGTGACGATACTAGCCCAATCAACTTCATTCCTGTGCCACAGTTCTTGGTTGCCTTTGAAGAGGGCGCTAATGGTCAGGTAGACAATGTATACAGACGTATGCGTATTAAGGGTGAGGCAATTATCCAGCAATGGAGAGATGCTGAGATTCCTACAGACTTACAACAAAAGATTGACCAAAAGCCAACAGAAGACTTTGAGTTGATTGAGGCTACAGTATTTGATCCAAAGCGTGGAGACTTCTGCTATCACGTTATCCACAAAGAGTCCAAGCAAGAGCTAGTCTATCGCAGACTCAAGAAGAGTCCTTGGGTAGTCAGTCGCTACATGAAGGTAGCTGGTGAGATATATGGCAGAGGCCCATTGATTACTGCGTTGCCAGACATCAAGACATTAAATAAAACACTAGAGCTAGTATTAAAGAATGCATCTTTAGCTATATCCGGTGTATATACAGCAGCTGATGATGGTGTTCTTAATCCAGCAACAGTCAAGATTGTGCCTGGCGCAATCATTCCTGTAGCTCGTAATGGTGGCCCACAAGGTGAATCACTCAAGCCATTGCCACGAGCTGGTGACTTTAACGTAGCTCAAATTATCATGGGTGATTTGCGTGGAAACATTAAACGCATACTGCTAGATGAGAGTTTGCCTCCGGATAATATGTCTGCTCGCTCCGCAACGGAAGTCGTAGAACGTATGAAGGAGTTGAGTCAGAACCTCGGATCTGCATTTGGCCGATTAATTAATGAGACCATGATTCCACTTGTATCTAAGATACTACAAGTAATGGATGACAGAGGCATTATCGATATGCCTTTGCGTGTCAATGGACTAGAGGTTAAGGTAGCACCAGTTGCCCCATTGGCTATGGCTCAGAACATGGAAGACGTAACCAACGTCATGCAGTTCGTGCAGATGGCTCAAGGCTTTGGCCCAGAGGGTCAAGCCACACCTAAGATGGGCGAGATTACAGACTACATTGCAGACAAACTAGGCATCCCATCAAGGTTGCGTAATGACCCAGCAGAGCGCCAATACAATCTCCAGCAGATTGCTCAACAGGCAGCTCAGGTTGCCGAGCAAAACCCAGAGGCTGTACCAGAAATGCTGAAAATGGCTGGAGGCTAATAGATGAATGTTGACGGATGGGCTGGCCTAGAAAGTGTAGTTACAGATATTCGCGATGTTGACCAATCAGTAGAAGACCTAAACAAATTATGCCTCCGAGTTCTCAGCTCAGAGGATGGCGAAAAACTAATGAAGTGGTTAAGAGCCACTTTGTTAGAGCAGCCAGTTGCCTTGCCTGGCGCTGATCCTAGCTATGCTTTTTACAGAGAAGGACAAAACAGCGTAATTAGGGATCTTGAAGCAAGGATTAATAAAGCAAGGAAAATGTAAACATGGAAACTACCGAAGCAGTCCAGCCCACAGAGGATGGTGGCCTACTGGACTCAGAAACAACTGAGGACAGCCAAGGTACAGAGCAGCAAAACCCAGAAGCATCACAGATATCTCATTTAGCAGAGCAAGAGGATGACACTCCGCTAGACCGGCCTGATTGGTGGCCTGAGAACTTTTGGAAGAAAGACGATGCAGCCCCTGATCTTGAGGGCATAGCAAAATCGTGGATGGACTTGCGTAAGCAGATATCGCAAGGCAAACACAAAGCTCCAGCAGATGGCAAATACGATGCATCCGCATTTGGCGCAATTCCAGAGAATGACCCAGTTCGTAGCCACGTCTTGGATTGGGCTAAAGAGAATGGGATATCGCAACTCGCCTTAGATAGTTTGGTTGGCAAAGTGGTTGGCATGAGTGCAGAGAAGGTAGAGTCTGTCACTAGATCACTTGCTGAAGAAAAGGCAGCCCTTGGTCCTAACGCAGATGTCATTATTAAAGGCATTAGTAATTGGGGTTCTAGCTTTGTTAGTAAGGGAGTAATGAGCAAAGAAGATTTTGAAGAATTTAAAATCATGGGTGGAACCGCTGCTGGCATTAGAGTTTTTGCAAAAATAAGAGAGGCTTATGAAGGCTCTCGTATTCCCACCGAGTCAGTACCAACTGAAGGCGCTCCCTCTAAAGAAGAGTTATACCAGATGGTTGGTGATCCTAAGTACAAGACGGATCCAGGCTATCGAGCTAAAGTTGAGCGAATGTTTGCTCAAAATTTCGGCTAATATAAAGAATCTCCTCACGAGAGTGACCCTTGCCCCGGTGCAGTTTGCCGGGGGTTTTTTTATCCACATTTAGTAGATGTAAAAAATATTTCACTAGATGTTGTATTTTTCCTACATTTCTGCTAGAAACTCATTAAGGCATACCATTTAGTTGGCCCTTGATGCAGATTAATCTGACGATTGGCTACCGCAAGTAGCAAGCGTAGGCCCTGGCAACAGGCACACCAAAGCAAAAACCCAATTTATTTTTTACCTATTTAGGAGAAACACATGAGCATTTCATTATCTAATGCCTTTGTTACCCTCTTTGATGCTGAGGTAAAACAGGCTTTCCAGGGCAAAGCAATGCTGGTAGGTGCTGTTCGTCAGCGTAGAGGAGTAGAAGGTTCTACAGTTAAATTTCCAAAAGTTGGCAAAGGTGTGGCTACCCCACGCATTAGTCAATCTGATGTAACCCCATTAAACGTAGCATTTTCAAGCGTAACTTGCACCCTATCTGACTTTAATGCCGCTGAGTACAGCGACATTTTCAGCCAGGCTAAAGTTAACTTTGATGAGCGCCAAGAGCTTGTACAAGTTCTAGGCCACGCTATTGGCCGTAGACAAGACCAGTTAATTCTTGATGCTTTGACAGCATCTAGCACCAGCTTGACTGTTTCTAACGATATCGGTGGTAGCGATACCAACATGAACGTAGCCAAGTTGCGTGAAGCTAAAAAGTTATTGGATAAAAATAACGTACCTCCAGAGGGCCGTCACATTATCCTCCACGCAAATGGTTTGGCATCGTTGTTGTCTGAGACAGCTGTAACTAGCTCTGACTTCAATACTGTTAAAGCACTTGTTGCTGGTGAAATCAATACGTTCTTGGGCTTTACTTTCCATATCCTTGGTGACCGCTCTGAGGGTGGCCTAGCAGTTGATGCGTCTTTAGACCGCACTTGCTTTGCTTTCCACAAAGATGCCATCGGCTATGCAGAAGCTATTGCTCCACGCACCGAAGTTAACTACATCCCTGAGAAGACCTCGTTCCTCGTGAACAGCATTTTCTCAGCCGGTGCAATTAACATCGATGATGAGGGTATTGTCAAAATCACCGCTCGCGAATCTTAATCTAAGGAGAGAATGATATGGCATATTCTAATACTGGTTTAGTAACTGTTTGTGCATCGAAGTCTGGTAATGCACCATCGATGTATTTATATAAAACAACAGACACCCAAGCTACAGTTAATACTGTAAGCTACTTTGACAGCATTGCATCGCTGTTAAAAGTGGGTGACATTATTTTTGTCTATGACGCTACTACCCCCAGCTTAGTGTTGACTTACGTCAACGCTGTGTCTTCAGCTGGTGTGGTTGACATTGCTGATGGTACAACTGTAAGTGCAACCGATACTGACTAATAGTATCTAGTAACAAGATGGGCTATTGCTGGCAAAACTGGCGATAGCCCATTCTTACATTGGAGATTTAAATGGCAGCTGGCGATACCGCACTATCAATATGTTCTGATGCTTGCGTGATGTTAGGCGCAAAGCCAATCTCCTCATTTAATGAAGGAACTGATGAGGCATCGATTGCAGACCGCTTATATGCGGATATTCGCAATCAAGCCCTTATGCTTTACCCTTGGTCATTTAGCTTTAAAAAGACCTCTATTGCTCAATTAGTAACAACACCTACTAACGAGTACCGCTACGAATATCAGTTGCCTGGAGACCGACTAGGATCCCCAAGAGCGGTATATGACACTAATGCCACAGGCATCCCGCCACGCAAAGAATACAGAATCATGGGTAGCAAACTGCTTACCGATTATCAACAGGTTTATATTGACTATCAATACGCTGTACCTGAGTTTGAAATGCCCAGCTATTTTGTGCAATTGCTCAAGTACATGATGACCTGGCACCTTGCATTACCTATTACAGACCAAACAGAGAAGAGCCAGTATTGGCAATCTGTCGCTGTTGGCTCACCAGCTGAAAATGGCAGAGGTGGATATCTAAGACAGGCTATGAACATTGATGGCCTTAACCAACCAACCAACGCAATTAACGATTTCTCACTTATTGCTGTGAGGTATTAATGGCTCGCTTTGTCTCTATCCAGACAAACTTTTCTACTGGCGAGTTAGACCCATTGCTCCGGGCAAGGGTTGATTTGGCTGCCTATCAGAACGCATTAGAAGAGGCTACCAACGTGGTGTGTCAGCCACAGGGTGGCATTAGACGTAGACCTGGCACTAAGTACATTTCATCCTTGCCAAACACTAGCACAGAGTCTGCTGGCAACGGAACCCGATTAGTTGAGTTTGAGTTCAGCACATCGGATTCCTATATGCTTTGCTTTACGCATAATCGGATGCACGTTTTTAAGAATAAGGCTTTGATTACAGCCATTAATGGTGGTGCTAATAATTATTTAGATACATCTGCATTGGGGCTTACTGGCGCTAGGCTGGCCAACATTGTATGGACACAGTCTGCCGATACGCTTATTGTGGTTCATCCCGACATTAATCCAATTAAGATTGTTCGCGGTGGCACAGATGCTACATGGACAGGCACAGCAATTACTTTCGACTCTATTCCAAAGTATGCTTTTACCGCTGCTTTTTCTAATCCAGCGGGTACGCTAACACCATCGGCTGTATCGGGCAAGGTTACATTAACTGCCAGCTCATCGTTCTTTACTGCTGGAAGTGTTGGCCAATACGTCAACGCATCTCCACAAGGTAGGGCTAAGATTGTTAAGTACACATCTGGCACCTCAGTAGATGCTATTACCGAGTTCCCATTTTTTAACACCTCTGCCATTGCTAATGGTTCGTGGGAATACGAATCAGGTTACGAAGATGTGTGGAGCGCTGGTAAAGGCTATCCACGCTCGGTAACATTCCATGAAGGCCGTTTATATTTCGGTGGATCGAAGTCGCGCCCCTCTACCATATGGGGTTCTAAGGTTGGACTGTTCTTTGACTTTGACCCAACAGAAGGCTTGGATGACGATGCGGTTGAGGCTACACTAGACACCAACACATTCAACGCTATTGTTGACATTATCTCTGGTAGAGACCTACAAGTATTTACAACAGGAGGTGAATTTTATGTTCCTCAAAACGGCCTTGACCCAATTACTCCAACGAATTTCTTTGTTAAAACAGCAAGCCGTAACGGCATTAAAGAAGGTGTTAGGGTTCAACAGTTAGAGTCTGGCACCCTGTTTGTACAACGACAAGGGAAATCATTAAATGAGTTTGCTTATACTGATACGCAGCTTACATACGTCACGCAAAAGATATCGTTGCTTGCTGGCCATCTCTTGCGTACTCCAACTCGTATGGCTTTGCGTAGGTCTGTGGCTACTGATGAGAACGACTTACTGCTAATTACTAATGCAGATGACGGCATGATGGCTGTGTTCTCATTGCTCCGCGCCCAAAACGTCATTGCCCCATCCGAGTTTATTACTGTAGATGGATCCTTTGTGGATGTAGGTGTAGATATATCAACCATCTATGTAGTAGTCAAGCGCAACGTAAACGGCACATTCCAATACTTTGTAGAGGCATTTGACAACGACTTGCTTACAGATTGCGCTAAAACTGGTGGAGCTGCTGCATCTGTATCCATGAGCCATGTAGCTACAGAAACAGTTAATGTTATTCTTGATGGATCTGTACAGGCTAACCAAGCAGTACCAGGCGGTGGCACAGTTACATTCCCACGCTCATCAACTACTAAATTTGAGGTAGGCTTGCCTATCTCTGTAAAAGCGGTAACCATGCCGGTAGACCTAAAGCTACAGACAGGCACGCGCATTGGATTTAAGAAGAGGATTGTTGAGGTTAATGCGTTGGTGGCTAGTACCCAGCACATGAAGATTAATACGATTGAGGTGCCATTCAGAGCGTTTGGTGACATCCTTGATGAAGCAGTTGACGAGTACACAGGCACTAAAACAATGCATGGACTTTTAGGTTATACGACTGAAGGCAAGATTACAATTGAGCAAGACGTGCCATTAAAGATGACCTTGCTTGGTTTAGAGTACAAAGTAGCAACACATCAAGGAACTTAATATGAGATTTTCTAGACAAGACCTTAAAAACTTTGATGGCCCAATCGGTGATCCATTTAATGGCCCAGCCGTAAACAAGCATATTGGACAGAAGTATCAAGACCCAGTAACAGCTATCGCTATTACACTAACTGCTGTTAGTGCAGTTGGTTCTATTGAAGCTGGCAAGGCAAGAAATAAAATGTATCAGATGCAAGCTAGGCAAGCAGAGGTTGAGTCTGACCGCAGAGCTGTGCAGTATGAGTTACAGGCTAACGAGATTCTAAGACGTACCAACCAAGCCAACGCAGCTGTAGTGGCTCGTGGCTTTGCTGGTGGTACACAAGGTTTTGAGGGATCCGCTGGATTGATACAGCAAGTCAACAATACTCGTGGCGGTAAAGAATTTATGTTTGCATTGCAAAATGCTGACATGACAAAGCGTAGTGGACTTATCCAATCAAGCCTATATCAAGGTGCTGGACAGATTGCTGAACAGGCTGGTTACTTTGATGCATTTGGTAAGCTAGGATCTGCTGGGATGTCATATGCAAAACTTGGTGGAAAGCCAAGCGATGGCGGGTTCCGCACAACTGGTGAAGATTGGGGTAGTTAACTATGGCTGAACTTCCACGCTACCAACCAACTGGCTATCTGCCAGCAGATGTACCACGTCTAGACTTTGCTAATCTCAAAGAGTCTGTAGCCATGACTCAAGGGATTAGCGCTGCATTAGACCGCTTATCTAGCTTTGCTTTTAAAGAGGCAGAAGAAAAAGCAAGACGTGAAGGTATGCAATGGGCGCCAGAAAATGCACCAACCCCAGAGCAAGTGTTGGCCGCAAAGGATGACCCAGACGCTTTACAAAAGTTGTTTGCAAAGCCTGGCACAGTCTTTGGCGATGCAGCCAGAAAGGTTCAAGCCATTCAATTAAGAACTGAACTTGAATCAATTGGAAGACAAAAACTAGCAGAATTAAGTATTAAATCAGAAAAAGAGGGATACACTCTTGACCAAATTCAAAAAGAAACCAAAGCATTAACTAATGGATACGCTAGAGCTATAAGCGCTGTAGACGCAGAAGAGGGTTCTAGGTTCAGAGCATCCATATCTATGGTTGGAAGTTCTCTTATTGCTACTGCTGCAAAAAAGTTTGAAAATACTTTGGTTGAACAAAGGGCAGCGCTTGTAACAGAGCATTTGGCATCAACACCAGTAACCCTTGCAAACCATATTAAAACAGTATCTGATCCAGTAGAATTGCAAGCATTAATAAATGCCGAATTTGAAAAGGCACTTTCAGCTGCTGGATCTGTAAACATTCCAGGATTTGTAAAAGAAAAAGCACAAGACTTTGAAAAATTTAAACTTAATGCAATTATTGAATATGCAATTAGTAAAGATTTTGCGCCAACAGAGATAGACGGATACAGAAGATTAATTACTAGAGATTATGGAAAATTATCTGAGGTAATGAAAAAAGTAAACCTTGACAAATTAAAAACTCAATGGTTAGAAAAAACTGGCAACATTATTGAGGCAAATAATAAAACAAATAGTTTAGCTCTTGCTGTAAATCAAGATAAAGTAAATCAATATTTAGAAGATGCTTATAGTGGGAAAATAGGTAGCCAAGATGCTTATCGTAAAATAAAGGCATTAAACGTAATTCTTCCAGATAGCCAAATGAAAGCATTGCTTTCTGGAGAAGGCGCTGGAGCTGCACCAAAAGAATTTGGTAATTATGAATCAATGACTCAGCGTGGATTGCTTGGAGAAAATGAAATAAATAATCTTGCCGAAAAAGGAAAGATGAGTTGGTCTCAAGCAAACAAACTTAAACAACAAGCTCGAAATCCAGATCTACAAATGAGGGATGCATCAACTTATGGAAGGTCTGCCGTTGGCGCACCAGGAGAAATGACGTTTGGATTTGGATATGAAAAAGGAAGAAACGAAAGACTGCAAGGGCAGTTGCGTTTACAAAAATATGAGGCATTGCAAACTGGCAAACCATTTGATCCAATGCAAGTAATGATAGAACTTGTTAAAAAAGATAATGCTACAGAAGAACATAAAAAATATGAACTTGAATTAAAAGATTTTAAAGATAGATTAGAAAGACAAAGAATTAAATTTGAGGAACATAGAATTTATACAAAAGAAGATTTAAAAGACCTTGGTAAAAGAGAAATAGAAATCTTGCTTGATATGCAGTCTAAATTAAAAAGGGATAAGGATCAGTAATGATTGAGGATCGTTTTGCAGATTTAATTAGACATAGCTATCAGTTGCCAATTGAAGAAGAGCAACCTCAAGATACTATGCTTGCGGCTGGGCCAATAACGTCTGACGTTCCGCAAACTGGGGTTCGTCTTGGTAGAGCTGGTGTTACTCCTCAACAATCCGCAAAAGCTGGTGGATTGGATAAACCAGCAATTGCTTTATTAGACACATTGGCTGGCGCTTTACGAGGCGCTACAGGCGCTGCAATTGGTTTGCCTGGTGATATACGCTCTATCGTTGACATGATTAACCAAGAGGGCGCAGAGGCCGTAATGGGAAAGCGTATGTTCCCAACTTCTGAAGAGGTTTTGCAAAGCAATATATTGCCACCAGTTATACCAGCTGGCGCACCAAATGCAACAGAGCGCCAAAAGACAGTTGATATAGCACAGAAGGTTGGAGAGTTCTTGCCAGCACCAGGCTTATTGGATGTGCCAAAGGTAGTTAAGGGTGCAACTAAAGCAGTACAAGCTACCAAGGGTATGCCAGTAGGCATGAGTACGCAGATGGTTGGCGAAGGTGTTAGTGAGCTTGGATTCTACTCAGCAGCTAAAGAGGCTGTAGATGCTATCCAGCAACCAAAGGGAACTGGCGAGCAATTCCTAAAGCAGATTGAAAAGACTCCCGGAGTTAAGCCAGATGAGATTAAGTGGACAGGTTTGGATGATTTCTTGAAGTCTAAGAAAACAGTTACTAAGGCTGAGGTTCAAGAGTACCTAGATAAGAATAGAGTTGAGATTAAAGAAGTGCAGCTAGGCGGCCCACAGCCTGATCCAACATTTAGGCAAATTGAGCCTGATTTATGGGAGTCTAATGTAGGCAATATTTACAAGCAAGGATCCGATGATTTTACATTTATAGTTGGTGGTGAAGGTCAAATGTATTATTTTAATTCTTTTGATGAAGCCGCTAGTTTTGCTAAAGACTTTGCCAAAACAGAAGTGGGTAAAGAGTTTGCTGATAATACTAAGTTCTCCCAATACACCTTACCGGGTGGTAAAAACTATCGTGAGATATTGCTGACCTTGCCACAAAAGCCGAGCAAGTTTGAGCTAGTTGATGCTAAAGGAATAAAAATGTCAGGTCAGTTTGATAACCAGGCTGACGCTCAAAAATTTATAGATGACTTTAGTGTTTCTGGTGGAATGTTTGAAAAAAATAAACCAAACATTGTTGCAGTCGGAGATAAAAATACACAGTTTAAATCAAAACATTTTGACCAGCCAAATATCTTAGCCCATATGCGAGTCAATGACCGCGTAGATGCTGACGGCAAGAAAGTGTTATTTGTTGAAGAGGTGCAGTCTGATTGGCATCAAACTGGGCGCAAAAGGGGATACAAAAATCTAGATGTTGAAAAACAGATTCTTGACATTGAAGAACAAATGTCAAATCTAGCTGATATTAGAGACCCAGTAACAAATCAAATTGTTAATGAACAAGAGTTTTCTGCTTTATGGCGCAAAAAAGATGAGCTTTTAAAGCAAATGGGAACTGTACCAGATGCCCCATTTAAAACCACATGGCATGAACTTGCCCTCAAACGTGCTATCCAACTTGCATCAGAAGGCGGCTATGACCGAGTAGCGTTTACTACTGGCAAGACTCAGGCTGAACGCTACGACTTGAGCAAGCAGATTAGTGAAGTACATTTAAGCGGTACAGACTTGGTTGCTTACGATAAAAATGGTGATACTGTTATCAAGCAAACTGGGGTTACAAAAGACAACCTTGCTGATTACATTGGTAAAGAACCAGCCCAAAAACTTTTAGATCAAAAGCCACAAGGCACATTGCGCTCTATATCAGGAGTTGACCTCCAAGTTGGTGGTGAAGGCATGAAAGGCTTTTACGACACAATCCTACCTAAGTTTTTAGACAAGTACGCTAAGAAGTGGGATGCTAAAACAAGTCAAATGAATATGTTTATTTCTCCTAGAGATGGTTCTGTTCAAATCCAATACATTGACGTTACCCCTAAAATGAAAAAATCTGTTTTAACTAAAGGTCAACCATTATTTGCTGTAGGTGGAGCTGGCGCTGCAATGCAACAAGAGGATAATAAATAATGTCTATAAAGCCACTAAACGAGCGGTTAGATGAACTAGACTCTGCTGAAAAAGATGTTGCTGAGTTGCCAATGAAAATATCGGCAACTGAAGATTCCTTTCCTAGTGCTGAAGAACCTCCTCAATTTGAACCAGTACAAGTTGCCGGTCTAAAAGACCTAAAAAATCTAGGTAATATTTTTAAGCCAAGCAAAAAGTCTGAGCGCCCTTTAATTAAAAAAGGAAAAGAACAGGAGACTGTTGGGCCATATCAGGTTATGCCAGAGGCTACCCCAGAAAAGGTTGAGAAGATTTTAGAAGAGGCACCATCAATGCCAGTTACTGGCAAGCCATCTCCTACATCGGCAGAGGTTGCAGCTGGTGTACCAGAGACCGCATTTAATCTAGACTTGATTAAAGATGATGATGGTGTAAAACAATTTATTGAGGCTACTGCTAGAGCCTATGGCGCAGACAAAATAGAAAAAGTTAGCTATAAAGAAATAGCAACCAAGGTTTCTGCTGAAGGATATGATGAGGCTTTCTTAGCCAGAATTCTTAATCCATTAGAGGCCACCAAAGCAAACCCTAGCGATGCTTACAAAATGTTATTAGCATTAACAGATGCTGGTAAAAGAGCGTATGACCTTGGAGTTAAAGTAAAAGCTGCTGCTGGAAATGGAACATTAAATCCTGATCTAGCAAGTGAATTTCAACAAGCTGTTGCATTAGAAGGGTCATTGCTTAAAGCAGCAAGAGGCCGTCAGGCTGATATTGCAAGAACACTTGGTATATTTTCTGAGGCAAGACAATCAACCGCAGAAAGAGGCAACGCTCTTAATGCAATTATGAATGAAACTGGTGGGATTAAATCAGTACATGATTTTGCAACAAAATATATTGCATTAGATTCTCGATCAAGTAGGGCTGAAATGGCAGCATCTGGTTATGCAAGTGATTGGAAAGGTATGCTTGGTAGGGTTACAGATATCGTAATGACTACATGGATTAATGGCATATTGTCCAGCCCAATAACACACGCTAAAAACATTGCTGGTAATACATTTTTTGGAGCATATCAAATACCAGAGCGTTTAGTTGCATCTGGCATTGGCAAGGTTAGGAATCTTCTTTTCCCTGGTGGAGAAACTGGTATTCAATTAAACGAAATACAAGCCCACGCAATTAGTTTTGTTACGTCTCCAAGAGAGGCTTTTGAAATAGGTTACAGAGCTTTTGTAAACAATACCCCAACCGATCCATTTACAAAGATTGAGTCTGCTAGATATAACAGAGATCCATTTGCAATCTCTGCTGAAACTGAGTTTGGCAAAACAATGGAAAAGGCTTTGCAGTTGTATGGTTCATTTGTAACTATACCAGGCAGAGCTTTAATGGCAGAAGATGAAGTTTTTAAAGCAATGGGATTTAGAAATCACATAAACATTTTGTCTACTCGTGAAGGTAACAAACTATTTGAAGAGCTTATTAAAAAAGGTGTTGATCCAGACACCGCAGCTAAACAAGCAGAATCTTTAACAATTTCTCTTCAAGCCAACCCTACAGATGAGCTTATGCAAGCAGCAACAGCAGAAGCAAGGGTGTTGACATTTACGAAGGAGTTAGAAGGTTTCTTGGGAGAAACAGCCCGGTTAACCCAAAGTCCTTTGATAAAAATATTTGTTCCATTTATTAGAACACCAACCAATATCATGCTGGAAACATTAAGCAGAACACCGCTTGGTGTTTTAAGTCCAAAGTTTATTAGCGACATTAAAGCTGGTGGAATACAAAGTGATACAGCAATGGCAAAGGTTGGACTTGGTTCTCTTGTCATGTATTCTGTAGCAGCTGGGCCACTAGAAGGAAAGTTAACTGGATATGGTCCAATGAGAACAGGAGACAAGCAAGTTCTAGAGGGCAACGGATGGCAACAGTTTAGCTATGTCTTAAGAAGAGACCAGGTAAGCGATGAAAGAATTAAAGAGTACGAAAAGTTAACAAAGGTTAGCGTATCAAAAGATAAGGTTTATATAAGCTATGCTGGCTTAGAGCCATTGGCATCCATGATTGCAATTGCTGCAAGCATTGGAGAATACTCAATGCAAAACCCAAGTGAAGAAGATATGGTCAAAATCTTTACTGGTGGAACAATGGGTCTATACAACTACATGAGTGAACAGCCTATGCTTAAAGGCATAAGCGAATTTATGAAGATGATGAAATCTTCAGCCACAGAAGAAGAAAAATCTTTATTTAACATAATGTCTAATATGTCAAGACAGGCAACTAGCGTTCTTATTGGAGGCAGTCCTCTCGGTATACACAGTTCATTTGTGGCAAACGTAGAGCGCTTTATTAATCCAGAAAAATCTTTGGTTATGGTGGCCTCATCTCCTTTAGAAGAGAATCCTTTTAATGGAATAAAGAAAGGTGCGCTGTTAGCTCTTGGTGATGCTATGGCAAGAAACCCATTAACGTCTGATTTACTTCCTCCACAAATAGACCCATTAACTGGAATTACTAAAAAAACAGGCGAGGGTAATTGGAACGAAACATTTAATCCATTTAAAACATCAGAGGGTAAAGACAGCCCAGCGCACATGATTTATGCCCAGTTTCGTCTGCCAATGTATTTTCCAGCCAAACAAATAAATGGGGTGCCTTTAAATGATGAGCAATATACAAGGCTTATTGAGCTGGCAACAAAAGGGAATAAGATTGAAAAGGGCTTGGTAATGCTTGCCAATGATCCAAACTTTATTGCATATGCAAGAGAAACAAACAACCCTAATGCTGGTTTTGCCAAAGCCCAGGGAATAGTACAAAGGGTTGCTGAGTCTGCCTATGCGGAGGCCAGAAAGATATTAATTATGGAAGATTCTAGTTTGCGGATGGATATCGGTGATGTCAAAAAACTAGAGCAATCTGAAGGTAAATTTAGGTAGTAGATTTTTATTGAAAAATCAATTAGATTAGGGAAATATTATGGCTGATTATGCGATATCTAACGTAGCAAGACGAGTGGTCTACACCAATACTGGTGTCGGGCCATACTCGTTTACGTTTGAAGTTCTTGCCAATACCGATATCGCTGTATATCGCGGCAGTACATTACTGACTCTGACCACAGATTACACAGTAATTATCAACGCTAACGGCACAGGCTCAGTTACCTTGGTTGTCGCTGGCACAGGCAATATTACGATTGTTGGCTCAAGAGCAATTCAACGCACTAGCGACTATACGACAGGCGGTGACTTGTTCGCCAGCACCCTTAATACTGACCTAGACTCCCAGACCATCTACGCACAGCAAGTCGCTGAGACCGCAGAGCGTGGTCTCAAGGCTCCAGTAACAGATCCAACAGATATCGCAATGACCTTACCAGCTAAGGCATCTCGTGCTGGCAAGACCCTTGCGTTTGATGCAAACGGCAACCCAGTAGTTGGTGAGGATATTGGTAACTGGCGAGGCAACTGGGCAGCTGGTACATCATACACAGTTCGTGACCTAGTTAAAGACTCCAGCAACTACAACGTCTATCGTTGCAATACAGCCCATACTTCTACTGGCACAACTCCAATTAGCTCTAACGCTGATTCTGCTAAGTGGGATTTAGTTGTTGATGCATCTAGCGCAGCAGCATCTGCTGTATTAGCTGAAGAGTGGGCTAGTAAAATTACTGGTCAAGTTGCATCCACAGATTATTCATCAAAGGCTTATGCTATTGGTGGAACTGGTGTAACGAATGCTGCTGGAGCTGCTAAAGAATGGGCTATTAAAACCAGCGGAACAGTTGATGGCACAGAATATTCTGCCAAGAAATACTCTACAGACTCTGCTGCATCTGCTGTATTAGCAAACGATTGGGCTACCAAGACAAGTGGTGCGGTAGCTGGTGGAGAGTTCTCCGCTAAGTATCACGCTCAAGCCGCATCGACATCAGCATCAAGCGCAAGCACATCTGCCAGCAATGCATCAACATCCGCTACCAACGCAGCATCAAGCGCAGCATCTGCTTTAGCAGCATTAGATGAATTTACTGATACTTACTTAGGTGCGTTTTCTACTGACCCAACTTTAGACAATGATGGCAATGCGTTATCTGCTGGCGATCTATATTTCAATACTGTTGCAAATCGCCTAAAGGTATACAGCGGATCTTCTTGGGCATTTGCGATTCTAGACACATCAACAGTAGTAACTAAAACAAGCGCTACTGGATCAGCTGTAATCCCATCTGGCACAACTGGAGAGCGTGATGGCTCACCAGCCAACGGATACTTTAGATACAACTCCTCGCTCGCATCCTTTGAGGGATATGTCGGTGGTGCGTGGGGCGGTGTCGGTGGCGCACAAGCCGGTGGAGTTATCTTTGAAAACTCATTAACGATTAGCTCAAACTACACACTATCAACCAGCAAGAATGGATTGAGCGTAGGGCCAATCACGATTAACTCAGGTGTTTCTGTAACTGTACCAAGCGGACAAAGGTGGGTAATATTATGAGTATTGTTTTAGTAGGCTCAACTAGCGGAAGTATCACACTACAAGAACCAGCCGTTGCTGGTACTACTGTATTAACCTTACCAGCCGTATCAGGAAATGTTCTTACAGATACATCACCTAAAGCTGGTAATGTAATTCAAGTTCAAACAACTACTACGGATGGTGTTCTTAGTACAACAACTACTGGAGCACCGACTACTATTACTAACGGTGTTCAAGTTTTTAGTTTATCTTTTACACCTATCTCTGCAACAAGCACAATTTTAATACAAACCAGCAGTATTGTTGTTCAGGAATCTACAAACGGTGGCGATAAAAGCTGGTTAGCATTATGGAATGGAAGCACATTTATTGCAGCTACTAGTGGTCATGCTTCTTTTCATAGTTTTGCTAGTAATTTGAATGTAAGTAATTTGTCTCTTAATAATTCGTATTCAGCAGGAAATACATCAGCAAGAACAATCTCTGTTAGAGCTGGTATGGATTCTGGCGGTCACACAATTTATGTTAATGGGAATTATTATGACAATTATACAGGCTCCAGTGCTCGTATTCAAATGACAGTTTGGGAGATAGCAGCATGATTGATGCCATATATAAACTAAACCCATCCGTAGTTACCATTCGTGGCGATGTCGCTTACGATGCAGACGGCAACGAAGTCGCATACGATAAAGCCGCAGTTCAGGCTTATGTAGATGCTCATGCTTATATTGCTAAACGAGCATCAGAATACCCACCCATCACCGATTACATTGATGGTGTAGTAAAGGGTAACCAAGCACAGATTGATAAATACATTGCTGACTGCTTGGCAACTAAAGCTAAGTATCCGAAGGGAGTGTCATAATGGCTGTCACACTAAATGCGAGTACAACCACAGGGCTAGTTCAGAGTGCTGATACAAGTGGTTCTCTTAACATACAAAGCAATGGCACTACTGTTTTAGGTGTTACCTCTACTGGGGCATCTGTAACTGGCACACAATCTGTTAGTGGTGATTTATCGTTTAACTCAGGCTATGGTTCTAGTGCAGTAGCATACGGCTGTCGTGCATGGGTAAACTTTAATGGAGGAACTAATACTGGTGGGTTTTGTACCATTCGTGGTAGTGGAAATGTAACAAGTGTTGCTGATAATGGCAGCGGTGATTACACAATTAACTTTACCAACGCTATGCCTGATGCTAATTATGTTGTAGTAAGCGTAAGTGCAGATCTTAGTGTGAGTAGTTTGGGTGGTATTGGATTAAGAGGAACTACATCTCCATCAACAACAGCCGTAAGAGTTGGTGCAACTGCCGGTGATGGTAGCAATTTTGACCAATCACACATGCACTTTGCCATCTTCCGTTAATCAGGAGAAACTATGAACCAAAGAATTATTTACCCTACTGATGATGGCGGTGTTGCTATCCTCATTCCAGCCCTTGCGTGCGGATTAACCCTTGAACAAATTGCCGCCAAGGATGTACCCGCTGGCAAACCATACAAGATTGTGGATGTTGCAGACATTCCTACAGACCGCACATTCCGTAACGCATGGGAGTACACAGCATGAGTATCACCATCAATATAACCAAAGCCAAAGCGATTACTAAAGACCGCCTAAGAGCAGAGCGTACACCTTTACTGCAAGCCCAAGATGTAGCGTTTCAGAGAGCATTAGAGTCGGGTGCTGATACGACTGCTATCGTAGCTGAAAAGCAAAGGCTCAGAGATATTACCCAACTAGCTGACCAAGCAACAACGCTTGAGCAGTTAAAACAAATAGAGGTGCAATAATGCCATTAGTCCTAAGTGGTGATGGAATCACCAGCGACAACATTACAAGTCTTGCTGCGAGTAAGCTGACGGGTAATGTACCTGATGCCAATGCACCAATTGGAAGCATTGTTAAGACATCACATTTTACAAGCACAACTAGAGTAGCATTAAGCGATTCCGCTGGACCTTCTAATATTTGGACAGTTAGTATTACTAAAGACTTTAATAGTTCAACTAGCGATTTGGTTGTGTTTGGAAATCTACCAGGTCGTGGAAATTATTCAGATCAATGCGGTGTTTATGCCCATATTTCTGGCTCCACTTCTACATCCAATGATGGCTCTGCTTACTATGACGTTGAATACTATCCAGCCAATGGTACAGATAGACCAAGCGGAATTGTTTTGCTTGGTAAACGATTTGAAAGTCTAGGCGTAGGTTCGCATACTTTAGAAATTGGTTGGAAAACTCGCAATGGTTCAACGGGGGATAAACCATATCAGGTACATAACAATAATAGTAGCGATGAAGCCAGGTCTCACCAGCACCGGTCTAATCTTGTTGTATATGAAATTTTGAGGTAATCATGCAAGCTCCTAACAAACTTTACATTGCCGCTAACCTACTTGGAAAAGCCGTCTGTGAAAAAACTGATGGATTTTATTACTGGGAAGGTAATGACGAAGCATCTACGCAAAAATTAACTTCCTCTGAATTAGCTCAGGTAGATACAGAATATGCCGCTCGTCAAGCCGATTACGATGCCAAGCAATACCAACGCAATCGCTCTGTTGAGTACCCATCATTCGCAGATCAATTCGATACGCTTTATCACGGAGGCTATGATGCTTGGAAGGCAACGATTGATTCTGTGAAAACTAAGTATCCAAAGCCGTAAGGAGATAGAACATCATGAACTTCATCTTTACATGGATCCTAGATCGCTTTGGCTTTATCCCCAGAGCTACCCTTGAGTTTCCAATTGAAAAACCAGTTACTGTTAAGCCAGCTCGTAAGGCTGCCAAGAAAGTAGTACGCAAAAACGTACGCAAGAAAGCATAATGATGGCTCAACTTACCGAACAAGAGATTGAGGACATCGTTGAGAAGGTGACAGAGCGTGTCATTGAAAAGGTCTATACAAATATCGGTAAGTCTGTGGTCACCAAATTCTTTTGGATTGTTGGAGTTGGAGCAGTTGGCCTTGTTACATTCCTAGCTGGGATGGGCCATATCAAGATCGGCAACTAATGTGGCAGATCAGTTCGGGTTTCTTGATGGCGCAAAGGGTCTCAGCAGTTCTTTAAATGCTAGTCGTGATGTCAGCAAAGAGCTGTCCAAGAGCATTGCGGATACCCAGAAAGAGGCATCTGATGTAGCACAGCAGCGCAACCTAGATAGACGTAGGGAGCTGCGAGAGAATGAGGTACGCAAGGAGTTATTTCTTAAGCGTGTACTGATTGCCTGGGAACATGAGGAGCAAGTACGCAGAGAAGAGGCCACGCTAAGAGCTGACTTCCTAAAGAAGTACGGCAAGAGATGGGCAGAGGTTGAGGCTCTTAGGGTCAAGCTGGAGAAACAGGAGAAAGAGTTTCAGAAAGCATTTGACTCTGATCTGTCTAAGGCTCGGTGGGCGCAGTTCTGGTGCTTTGCAGTAGCTGGCTGGATTGCTTATTTTATTGTATGGGGATATAAATAATGTTTACTCTGTTAACAACTCTCGTTTCATTCCTAGCCGGTGGCTTACCAAAGCTGCTAGATTTTTTCCAAGATAAATCAGACAAAGCACATGAGATGGATCTAGCTCGTATGCAGACTGAGCGTGAGCTACAGATGCTAGAGCGTGGCTACATTGCTCAAGCCAGAGTAGAAGAGATCCGCACAGAGCAGATTGCAATACAGTCAGCAGAGAAAGAGCGTGAGTCGCTCTATGCCCACGACATAGCTATCGGTCAAGGCGCATCTACATGGGTCATCAACGCTCGTGCTATGGTTCGCCCAGCGATTACCTATGGACTGTTTGTCCTATTTGCTTTCGTAGAAATCTTTGGTTTCGTATATGCCTGGAAAACAGGAGTTGATTTCAGCATTGCATTAGACGTGCTGTGGGATAACGAGACACAAATCATTTGGAGTTCAGTCGTGGCATTTTGGTTCGGGTCACAGGCTTTCAAGAGCAAGTAATGCTTGACCACAAAGTCATTGAGATGATTAAGCACCATGAAGGGGTGCGAGTAAAACCATACCAATGCCCAGCATTACTGTGGACAGTTGGTGTCGGAAGAGTAATAGATCCCAATCACATAAAGGTGAAACTTGAAGAGCGTAAGAACCTACCAATCCCAGAGGGGTGGAACAGAACCCTCAGCATGGATGAAGTTAACAAGTTGCTTGAAGAAGATTTACAGAGATTTGAAAGCGGGGTACGCAGACTATGTCCTGATGGCCTTACTCCTGGGAGGTTTGGCGCACTCGTCAGCTTTGCCTTTAATGTTGGATTGGGTAACCTCCAACGCTCAACGCT